GATGGACGCAAAGGCCGACGAAGCGATTGCCGTCGCTCGTCGCCGCACCATCGAAGACCGTCTCGTCGAGCTCCTTGCGCTCGACGAAGGCAAGGAGGGCACGACGAACGCGAAGACCGAGCAGGGCTTCAGCATCAAGGTCGTAGGCCGCATGAACCGCAAGGTTGACGCCGACCGCTTGCAGGAACTCGCAGCCGAGCACGGTCTCTCCGAGCACCTCGGGAGCCTGTTCCGTTGGTCCGCCGACATCAACGCCGCCGCGTGGAAGAGCGCAGCGCCGACCATCACCGCGCCGCTCCTCGGCGCAATCACGACGACGCCCGGGCGACCGAGCTTCGCAATCACTGCCCCCCACAAGAAAGAAGCCTGAAACATGCAATTCGATTTCAACCCGTCCGACGTTCCCGCAACCGAGAAGAGCTTCGAGGTGCTGCCCGCTGGCTGGTACACCGCATCGGTGAGCGGAGCCGAGGTCAAGCAGACCAAGAGCGGCACGGGTCAGTACCTCCGCGTCGAGTACACGATCTCGGGGCCGAGCGGCGCAGGCCGCAAGGTCTGGAGCAACTACAACGTCAGGAACGAAAACCCAAAGGCCGAGTCCATCGGTCGCGAGCAGCTCGCGGAACTCTGCCGCTGCGTCGGCCTCGCCCGGGTCAACGACACCGACCAGCTCCTCGGCTGCAACGTGTCGGTGAAGCTGAAGGTGCGTGAGCCCTCGAACGGATACGACGCCCAGAACGAGGTGCAGGCGCACAAGGCCCTCGAAGGCTCTCAGCCGCCCGCTCCTGCTGCTGCGAAGGCTGCCGGGCCGAAGGCCGGGCCGAAGCCGCCTTGGGCGAAGTGACGCGCACGTAGCGCGAAGGTGAGGGTCGCCGCCGGAAGGCGTTCGACGGCGGCCCTCATTGTTTCCCATAGCACGAGAAGGCAGATGAGAATTCCAGAAGGTCAAAACACCATCACCGCGCTGATCGACGCGGCGCACGAGGCGAAGCGCGCATCGCACAAGGAGTGTTTTCGCCCGCACATGGGCGCGTCGACGCTCGGCGAGAAGTGCGAGCGTAAGCTCTGGCTCTCGTTTCGCTGGGCCGTGCGCGAGCAGTTCCCGGGGCGCATCCTGCGCGTGTTCCGTCGCGGGCACCGCGAGGAGGAGACGGTCGTCGAAGACCTGCGCGCGATCGGAATGAAGGTGCGCGCGACGGGCGCAGACCAGACGCGCGTCGAGTTTGGCTCGCACGTCTCGGGGTCGATCGACGGCATCATCACGGCGGGCGTGCCAGAAGCGCCGAAGGCTGCGCACGTCTTGGAGATCAAGACGCACTCGAAGAAGAGCTGGGAGGCAGTCGAGAAGGAAGGCGTCGTGAAGTCGCAGCCGAAACACTACACCCAGATGCAAGTGTACATGCGCGGCACCGGTGTTGACCGCGCCCTGTACGTTGCAATCTGCAAGGACGACGATCGCATCTACACCGAGCGCGTGCGCTTCGACCGCGAGCACGCGGAACGAGCCATTGCCCGAGGTCAGCGCATCGCGCTCTCCGACGAGATGCCGCCGCCGATCTCGACTGATCCGACTTGGTACGAGTGCAAGTGGTGCTCAGCGCACGGCCTCTGCCACGGCTCTCGCGTGACGAAGGAAGTGAACTGTCGAACCTGCGCGCACTCGACGGCAACGGAAGAAAGCACCTGGACGTGCGCGCGACACGGCGAGAACGTCATCCCGACCGACTGGATGCGCGAGGCGCACGAGTGCCATGCGTTGCACTTCGACATGGTGCCGTGGCTCATGGCCTACATGGACGACAACGGAGCGCCAGTCTTCATCATCGATGGTGCCGAGGTGACGAACGGCCCACGCGGCTTCTCATCTTCGGAGATCGTCGCGAACCCGAAAGCGTGCGTCGACCCGACGCTCGTGCAGCTTCGTCGCAAGTTCGACGCGAAGGTGGTGGGATGACCGTCGCCCTTCGAGACTACCAGCAACGCGCCATTGACCAGCTGTATGCATGGTTCGGCGCGAACCCGACCGGGCACCCGTGCCTCGTGCTGCCCACCGGCGCGGGCAAGTCGCACATCGTCGCGGCGCTCTGTCGCGACGCGCTCACGAGCTGGCCGGAGACGCGCGTGCTGATGCTCACGCACGTGCGCGAACTCATCGAGCAGAACGCGGAGAAGATGCGCCAGCATTGGCCTGGCGCGCCGATGGGCATCTACTCGGCGAGCATCGGACGCAAAGAGCTGGGCGAGCCCATCACGTTCGCGGGCATCCAGTCGGTTCGGAAGCGCGCCGCCGAAGTCGGTCACGTTGATCTCGTCATCATCGACGAGTGCCATCTCGTCAGCCACAAGGATGAGGGAGGCTACCGCACTTTCATCGCCGACCTTGTGCGCATCAACCCCGCGCTTCGCGTCGTCGGCCTCACCGCGACGCCGTACCGTCTCGGTCACGGTCTCATCACCGACGAACCCGCGCTCTTCGCCGACCTCATCGAGCCAGTGAGCATCGAGGAGCTGGTGCACAAGCGCCACCTGGCCCCGCTACGCTCGAAGGTGACGCAGGCGAAGCTCGACACGGCAGGCGTGCACAAGCGCGGAGGCGAGTACATCGAGAGCGAGCTGCAAGCGGCGGTCGACACCGCCGACAAGAACGCCGCCGTCGTGCGCGAGGTTCTCGCGCTCGCAGGTGAGCGCCGCTCGTGGCTCTTCTTCTGCTGCGGCGTCGAGCACGCACGCCACGTTTGCGACGCCCTGCAGGCCGAAGGCGTCGCCGCTGCGTGCGTGACAGGCGAGACGCCAAAGGCCGAGCGTCAGCGCATCCTCGCGGCGTTTAAGCGCGGCGAGCTGCGTGCCCTCACGAACGCGAACGTCCTCACGACCGGCTTCGATGCGCCGAACATCGACCTTATCGCGATGCTTCGCCCGACGCTCTCGCCGAGCCTGTATGTGCAGATGGCGGGTCGCGGTCTCAGACCGAAGGCGCACACCGATCACTGTCTCGTGCTCGACTTCGCGGGAGTCGTCGCAACGCACGGCCCCATCACCGCCGTGCGGCCGCCAGACAAGGCGGGCGAGGGCGACGGCGAGCCGCCCGTGAAAGTGTGCGACGAGTGCGGCGAACTCGTGCACCCTACGGCGCGCGTGTGTCCCTCGTGCGGCTTTGAGTTCCCGCCACCTAAGCAAAAAACTTTTGCGCTGCGGAATGACGACATCATGGGAGCCGAAGGCTCAGACCTCATCGTCACCGAGTGGGACTGGAGACGGCACGTCAGCGCGTCGAGCGGGCTCGAAATGCTGCGCGTGCGCTACTACGGCGGCATCGCCGAGAGGCCGATCGACGAGTACCTGACGATCGCGCATCCTGGCTACGCTGGCGACAAGGCGCGCCGCTCGCTCGCGACCATCGCGCAGAGCGCAGGCACCTCGCCGGGCTGGGCGCTGGAGAACAACATCGACGCGATCGCTGCTGCGATGAACGATGCGAAGCCGCCGAAGGTCGTGACGTTCGAGCGCGATGGGAAGTTTTTCAGGGTACGGAGGCGCGAATGGTGAAGCTGAAGACGATTCAAGAGTGGCGCGAAGTTGCAAACAACCCGCCGAAATGCTGCGTGAACTGCGACCACTACACCGATGCTTACTGGAGCACTGACGAGATATGCAAAAGGTACAACGCAAACCCTCCGCAGGAATACGCCGAGTCGGAAAACGAGTGCCCCGAGTGGGTGCAGATGATTCCGTTCTGACGCCGCGTGACAGGGTGCCCACCGAGCACGAAGAGCAGCGCAACCTCGTGCGCTGGTTCCGCCAGACGTACGGGCTCGTGAGCAAGGGCGGCGTGCGCATTTTCGCCATCCCAAACGGCTCGCAGCGGTCGAGGACGACCGGCGCGAGGCTTAAGGCCGAGGGCGTCTCCGCTGGCGTGCCGGACCTCTTCATTCCGGCCTTCAGCTTTGCGCCGGTCGTCCTCGACCGCTGCGAGCCGTTCGGGATGGCGAAGATGCGCACCCCGCCCTTGCTCACGAGCCCGTACGTCTGGCGGAACCAG